TTGGGTTTTTACAGTTAATAGACTTCTTGTACTTCCGGGTCCACTTTTTCTTTTGTGGTCCTTTCGTTACTTGTTGTCCTATATTAGCACGACTTATTGCCATATTAAATACCTATAAGTATCTTTGCTATAACTGAAGTAGCTCCAGATTGCATAACAATCGTGGCACACACGGCTCCAACAACTAACCATTTAACTTGAAAGATAGATCGTTTAACACAACCCATATCTTCTTTAAGTTCTGATACATCTTCACGTAACTGAGCTTCTCTTTCAATATGACGAGTTAGCTCAAGTTTAAGATCAGTTAACTCTTTGTTAGTCATTTTAAAATATCCAACACCATAATAGTAAACCTACTATTGTGGCTATGTACCATTCTTTTTTACATTCAGAACACTTGATCTTTTCTTTGATCTTCATCCAAATCATATTCATATCTAACATTTCCATCTCCTCCTTGCTTGACAGATTCTTTTATTAGGTGTCTTTCGACAGTTAATATTATGCATTTTGGCTTGACCCGCAGATCGTGCACAAAATGACTTTCTTCTTTTGGCAGCTTTACTTCCTTTTGCAACTTTACCTGTAACAGCAGTTTTTAATTTAGATCCAGGATTGGCACGACGATAGGCAGCTACACCTTTAGCTGTCATACCGGCACCTTGTTTAGTCGGTCTAAAATTACCTGACTTAACACTAGACTTTATGCCCATGCCCTTTTTCTTTTTACGAACGGCCATGTACTATC